ACGGTCGTCTATATTACCATGTCCTCGTTGACGAGAAAAAACCTCAGAAAGGTATTCTCGAAGTACGATATGTCGATCCACGTAATATTAAGAAAGTACGAGAAGTAAAGAAAGAGAAAGATAAGAAAACCGGTGTCACTATCGAGAAAGTGATCAACGAATATTATATGTACTCGCCTGCTGGTTTCTTAAAGCGCACTGGTTCTTTAACTGGTTCTACAATGAATAGCTATGGCTCTTCAGGCTCAGCGTCAGCTGAAGGTGTAAAGATTGCGCGTGATGCCGTAGTTTATTGCACATCAGGTTATCAAAGCCTCGACAACAAACTCATTCTTTCTTACTTACAAAAAGCTATTCGACCACTCAATCAATTGCGTTCGTTAGAAGATTCACTAGTCATCTATCGTATCTCGCGAGCGCCAGAGCGCCGAATCTTTTATGTAGATGTTGGTGGTTTGCCTAAAGCTAAAGCAGAACAATACCTCGCTGATATCATGACGAAATTTAAGAATAAGGTCGTCTATGATTCATCGACTGGTGAAATTAGAGATGATCGTAAGTTCATGACAATGCTCGAAGATTTCTGGCTTCCTCGGCGTGAAGGTGGACGTGGTACTGAAATCACTACATTGCCTGGCGGCCAAAATCTAGGAGATATCGATGATGTTGTTTATTTCCAAAACAATTTGTATCGTTCTCTCAATGTACCTATCTCTCGTCTACAACCAGAAACTACCTTCTCTCTTGGTAGAGCTACTGAGATCACTCGCGACGAAGTAAAGTTCGGTAAGTTTATTACTCGTCTGCGTAATAAGTTCTCCGAGCTTTTTATGAAGTTGCTCGAGCGTCAATTAATTCTCAAAGGTGTATGTACGACCGAAGATTGGACGGAGTGGAAACAGCAGATTGATTTTAATTTTGCTGTCGATAACTACTTCGAAGAACTCAAGCTTGCTGAATTGAATCGCGATCGTGTTGGTTTGGCAAGAGAAATGGAAGAGTATGTTGGTAAATACTATTCGCATGAATATATGAGGCGATACGTATTACAACATTCTGAATCAGAGATAGAAGAGATTGACAAACAAATCGCTGATGAAAAAACAGATGAAAGATATGTTGATCCTGAAGAATTACAACAGGATGAACCAGAAGAAGAACCAGCACCTCCTGCGCCTACGTACAAACTTGTACCTGACGATAGCAAAAAAGAAGACGATGCAGCATGAAGACGTTTTCTTTATAAATAAAGGTGTAATATAATTGGAGATATAATATGACAGATGTAACTGACTTTATTGGTTCTGCCGTAGCAGACAAACCAGTCGCAGCATTAAAAGCTTTTTCTGCGGCCATGGAACCTAAAATTTCCGATGCTTTAGATTCACGTTATTCTGAAGTATCAAATCAGGTATTCAACCCACAAGTCGAAGAAGATGATGAAGCTGAAATGAATGAACTCGATATGGATGTTGAAAACCCAGAAGCCGAATTAGAAACAGAAATGGAAGAACCTCAAAATGTCTGACATACTTAGTAATATTTTAGAAAAGTACAAGAAAGCGGGTACGCTCGACATCGACCGTTCTGGTGCAGACGGCAAAGAGAACGACTTTATTGGTAAACACACTGATAATGTTGAAACCTTTGATGGTCCTGGCATGAAAGAGATCGATGCTGCTGTTGCCGCTGTTTCCCACAAAAAACGTGGCGATGATAATCATGGCTACGAAGTCGATACAGATTCTGATGTATATGAGTCTATTGACATGACATACGCTGACGATATTGAAGAGTTGGCTGGTATGGAATATGACGACGACGATCTCATGATCGAAGAAGATGTTTTGCAAGAAGACGCATCATTCTTCATGAAGCTTATCGACGAAGTAGTCGAAGAGTTCTATAATGAAGAAGCTGACGAAGAAGAAAAAGCAATGCTAGACGAGATGCTTGCTACAGATGAAGGTTATATTGAATTTATTGACACGATCTTTGAAGGTAAAATGGGTATAGCTGATGAAGGTGGAGATGATGAAGTTATCGACGCGAATCCTAAATTAAAAGGTAAGAAAGCGAAGGGCGATGGTAAAGACAGATCAGCTGATGGCAAAGGTCAAATGACCAAAGAAGATATCGAGCGACATGCTGATGTAAAAATGGTTAAAGTAAAAACACCTGAAGGAAAAGTTGTTTTTCGAAAGCAGCGAGCTGAAACAGAAATAAGTAAGCGGAGCGAATAATGATTGTTAAACCTAAAGCTGCAGAAATAAGCCTAAGTACAGCTAACACTGTTGATTCTGCTTCATGTGTACGTATCTACAACGATACAGCTGGAGATATTCTGATTACTAATACAACTACATCAGGATCTTTTACTCTTCCAGGAGGCGCTATTACTTTTGTAGATAAGGCGCCAACAGACACATTAACTGCAGGTTCTGCAGTAAAAGCAGTTAGCGTAGCATTCAATATCTCGTAAGGACAAGACATGAAACTTATTACAGAAATAACTGAATCAGTCAAAGTATTGACAGAAGAGAATGCTGACGGTAAAAAAAGTTTGTTCATTGAAGGTATTTTTCTTCAAGGCAATATTCCAAATCGTAACGGCAGACGTTATAACTCTGACATCCTTGAGAAAGAAGTTGGTCGTTACGTAAACGAAAACGTAACAAAGGGTCGAGCTTATGGTGAGCTTGGTCATCCTGACGGTCCTTCTATTAATCTTGACCGTGTATCTCATATTATTACCGAACTACGTCGCGAAGGTGACAATTTTATCGGTAAAGCCAAAATTTCTTCTACACCGATGGGTAAAATCGTCGAAGGTCTGCTTTCTGACGGAGCACAACTTGGTGTATCATCAAGGGGAATGGGTTCTCTTAAAGAAGGAAAAGACGGTGTGATGGAAGTTCAAGAAGATTTTTATCTCGCGACTGCCGCTGACATCGTTGCTGATCCATCTGCACCCGACGCATTCGTAAATGGTATCATGGAAGGTGTCGAATGGGTGTGGGATCAAGGTAAAGCTGTAGCAATGCGAGTAGAAGAAATCGAACGTGAAGCTCAAAAAGCTGTTCGTAACAAGCAATTAAGCGAGCAAGCAAAGCTGCACATGTTTGAAAAATTTCTTAACGAGATTTCAAAAGTTTAATTTATATAAATACTAAACACTAGTAAAATAATCTAGGAGATATATCTAATGTCTGAAGAAAATCAAATCGAAGTTGAAGAGGCAGTAGATGTAGTTGAGCAAGAGGAATCTCTTGAAGAAGCTTCATCCGCAGCAGCTGAAACTTTAAAGCCTTCAGCAACTAAAACTCAGATGCTTGGTGATCTGATGTCGAAAGTTGCTGGCATGACGAAGCAGGATCTTTCTGCTTTCCTCGATAAGACTCTTGCCCAAGTTGGTAAAGAGGCTGATTCGGTTCCTGATACGTCTGGTAAGAACAAAGCAAGTGTTGCAACTTCTGGTGCAGGTACGCCTTCTCCTCGTGTTGCTGTTCCCGCTAAGGCAATGAAGGAAGATATGGACGAGCTTCTTGCTAATCAAGAAGATTTGTCAGAAGATTTCAAAGCAAAAGCTGGTACTCTTTTTGAAGCCGCTGTTCAGAATCGTGTGATTCTTGAAGTAGCACGCCTCGAAGAAGAAGCCGAGCAAAAGCTTGAAGAGCAAGTTACTCAGTCTATTGACGAGTTGCATCAACAAGTAGAACAGTATATGGACTACGTTGTTGAACAGTGGATGCAAGAAAACGAAGTGGCTATCGAGTCTAACTTCCGTGTTCAAGCAACCGAGCAATTCATCGATGGTCTGAAAAGCCTTTTTGCAGAGAGCTACGTAGAAGTTCCTGAAGAAAAGGTTGATCTCATCGCTGACCTTCAAACGTCAGTCGCTGAGCTCGAAGAGTCATTGGAATCAGTACAGGCCGAAAACCTGAAGCTGAATGCTATGATTAGTGAAGCAAGCGTTGAAGCTGCCTTCGAAGAGGTATCTGAAGATCTGGTCGAAACGCAAGTTGAAAAGCTTCGCTCATTAGCCGAAGGTATTGAATATGCCGACGCTGAAGAGTATGCAGAAAAACTGAAGATCATTAAGGAACAGTATTTCACTGAGTCTAAGCAAGAAAACGAAGGACATACTGGTCTAATTGATGAAGAAGTTTCTGTTGGTTCTAATGATGAGTCTGAAGAGGGAGAAGCTAAGGTAATTCCCGAAGAGATGAAGCATTACTTCCAAGCAATTTCTAGAACGCATAGAAGTTAACTTTTTTATAAATAGATAAGTATATCCAAAATAATAAACAGGAGTAACACTAACATGAATTTAAATGAACAAATTCGCAACAAGTGGGCACCAGTGATCTCTCACCCTGATCTTCCTGAAATCGCTGATTCCCACAAGAAAATGGTTACGGCCATGGTCCTCGAAAACACCGAACGTGCTCTTCGTGAGGCTGCATCACAAGGCGCTAGCCAACAGCTTCTTTCTGAAGCACCTTCAAACACCATTGGTGACAACTTCGGCGGCGAGTTCGCTGGTTTTGATCCTATCCTTATCAGCCTTGTTCGACGTACTTTGCCGAACTTGATGGCTTATGATGTTTGTGGCGTTCAGCCTATGACTGGACCGACTGGTTTGATCTTCGCTCTTAGCGCTCAGTACGCTCCGGATGGTGCTAACACCACTCCTCGTACCGAAGCTATGTACGACGAAGCCGACACCGACTTCGCTGGTACTGGCACCCATTCTGGTAACTCTCAGACTGGTGGCAAAGGTACTGGTATGACCACTTCCGCTGCTGAATCACTTGGCGAAACTGGTGGAACTGCTTTCGGTGAGATGGCGATGAAGATCGACAAAGTCACTGTAACTGCTAAGTCACGTGCGCTGAAGGCGGATTACTCGCTTGAACTCGCTCAAGACTTGAAAGCAGTACACGGTCTTGACGCTGAAGCTGAACTCAGCAACATCCTTGCTGCTGAGATCTTGGCTGAAATCAACCGCGAAGTTATTCGTACGATCAACCTTGCCGCTGTAGCTGGTTCGCAAGGCACTGTTACTACTAACGGTACTTTCGATCTTGACACTGACGCTTCAGGTCGTTGGTCAGTTGAGAAGTTCAAGGGCCTCATGTTCCACATCGAGCGCGAAGCTAACAAAGTAGCTAAGGACACTCGACGTGGTAAGGCTAACCTGATCATCTGTTCTTCTGACGTTGCATCTGCACTTCAGATGGCTGGTGTTCTGGATTACACCGCCTGCTCTGAACGGCAACTCTTTGGCAGTAGACGACACTGGTAACACCTTCGCTGGTGTACTGAACGGTCGGTATCGCGTATACATCGATCCTTACGCAACTACTAACTACATGAACATCGGCTACAAAGGTGCAGGCGCATTTGACGCTGGCATCTTCTACTGCCCTTATGTTCCTCTGCAGATGGTACGTGCTGTCGATCAGGATACCTTCCAGCCGAAGATTGGCTTCAAGACTCGTTACGGTCTTGTTGAGAATCCTTTTGCTCACTCAGTACAAGGTACTCCTGCTGTATCCAACGGTGCAATCACCAACGGTACCAACGCATACTATCGTATGTCTACGGTCAGCAACCTGTTGTAATAAAAAGAATCCCGATAGGGACATTTTTGAGGGGCGCTTTGCGCCCCTTTTTTTGTATATAAATAATAAGCTCATAAGAGCCTAACAAAGGAGGGAAACTATGGACCTTAACCTACCACTTATTGGTAAAATCCACTGGCCGTCACTGCTCCTAGGAGGTTTTTATAAATAATAGAAAACATGGTATAATACTTTATGTCAATGAATAAGAATATGCTATCGCCAGTAGGCTTTAGTTTCCACATTAAGAAACTACCAGAGTTCAACTTTTTTGTTCAGAACGTTACAGTTCCTGGTGTTAGTTTCCCTGTTATTGACCAGCCGACACCATTAAAAACTATTCCTCGTTATGGCGATCATCTCGTATATGGTGAGCTTAATGTTTCATTTAAAGTCAATGAAGATCTAGGCAATTATATTGAAATATACAATTGGTTAGTTGGTCTATCATTTCCTGATAATTTCGATCAATATAAATCTCTTGCTGAAGAAGGAAAACAATTGACAGGTGACGGTCTCGAATCTGATAGTTATCTGATGGTTATGTCAAGTAACATGCAACCAATAATTCGTATTGACTTCGAAGATATTTTCCCAATTTCATTATCTGATTTGACTATGGATTCACGTGACACGCAAATAGACTATATTGAAGCCACTGCATCATTTCGCTTCTTAAAATATACATTTACACCAGTATAATTTTGTAGTATAATAGTTCTTTTGCAGGATATATTATGACTCTTGATGAAATCTTTGACTTATGGTCAGACGATACACAGATCGATCGTACTGAACTTGGTAATGCGGCTCTTGAACTTGCAAAGCTACATCACAAGTACTATCGTATATTCTCTCAAGAAAGACTCTTACACAAGAAACTTGAAGCTGATATGAAACAATTGAAGCTTGATAAGTATGAGTTTTTCGTAGATGGTCCAACAGAAGAACATATTGCAAAAGGTTGGAAGCTACCACCAAAAGGTCGTATTCTTAAATCAGATGCTGGTCAATATGTCGATGCAGACTCTGACATCATCGCACTTAATCTTAAGCTTGCAAATCAACAAGAAAAGCTAGAACTCCTGGCAGATATTATCAAAACAATTTCTAATCGTGGATTTCATATCAAGTCTGCTATTGAATGGGAAAGATTTAAGGTAGGAGCATGAAGATAGTTGTGACTGGAGCCTGTGGTTATATAGGCTCACATCTTGTAGTACGACTCGCCGAATTGGGTCACAAAATTATATCTGTTACAAATAACTTTACTGAAAATTATGAGCTGGTTAAAAAGCATTCTTATGTTATAAGAATGAATGACGGTCAACAACATGATATGTATCTTGATCAATCAGATACACTCATACATCTCGGTGGATTTATATCAGTAGAAGAATCAATGTCAGAGCCTCTTAAGTATTATCAAGGAAATACTTCGGAGACTATTAGATTATTGAAAGAATACAAATGGGATAATGTTATCTTCGCCTCAACAGCAGCCTGCTTTGATCCAGTATCTCATTATGCCAAATCAAAGCTCGCATGTGAGTGGGCAATCAAAGCGTTAGTTCCTAACTATACTATCTTTCGTTTCTTTAATGTGGCTGGTATTAACGAAGGTCATTACTATGTCAATCCTACCACACATATCATCAGTAAGCTAGCTGAATGCGCCGTCAATAAAACAAAGTTTATTATGAATGGTTATGACTTTGATACACCCGATAAGACATGTGTACGTGATTACGTAGATGTAAACGACCTAGTAGAAGCAATTGTGAAGGCCATAAATAAACCTGCCAACACTGAATATGAATGTCTAGGTCAAGCGATAGGTTATTCAAACAAAGCAGTGTTACATACAATGGAATCAGTGATCGGAAAACATATCGACTTTGATTATGGTCCGCGTAGAGATGGTGATGCAGCGCGCCTCGTTGTTCCTGAAGTTTCACAATATTTAGATCCACAAAAAACATTGTGGGATATGTGCAAGTCGACTTATGGATATTTTAAGAATCTCAAAAATCAATGAGGTGTATAATAAGGTAGCCACTGATGATCGTGGCATTGCCGAAGAACTGTCTGCGTACTTTACATTCAAAGTGCCAGGTTATCAGTTTATGCCTGCATATCGTAATAAATTTTGGGATGGTCAGATCCGTTTATACAATACATCGACTCAGATGTTATACTCTGGTCTCAATAACTATGTTACTATGTTCGCGAAAGAACGAGGTTATGAAGTAGAGTTTGAGTATGATAATTCAGCAGACAACTATTCTGTAGTAGAAGCAAAGAAGTTTGTTGAAGAAGAAAAGTTTACGATGACACCTCGCGACTATCAGCTTGAGGCATATGTAGACGCAATACGATATAAGCGTGGCCTATTCATCTCACCCACAGCTTCTGGTAAGTCCTTCATCATCTATATGATCATGCGTAAGTTACTACGACAGACACTTATTATTGTACCTACGACTACACTGGTACATCAGATGTACTCTGATTTCGAAGAGTATGGATTCAATAGTGAGAAATACTGTCATAAGATATTTAGTGGCAAAGATAAGAATACAGACAAACCAGTAGTCATCACAACATGGCAGTCTATCTATAAGTTACGTAAAGATTGGTTTAAGAAGTTTGACGTAGTGATTGGTGACGAAGCACACCTCTTCAAAGCCAAGTCATTAACATCTATTTTAGAAAAGATGGAAGATACAGAGTATCGCTTTGGTTTTACAGGTACATTAGACGGTACACAGACCCATAAACTTGTACTCGAAGGTTTGTTTGGTCCCGCGCAAAAAGTTATTACGACGAAAGAGTTGATGGACAGCGGTACATTAGCAGATTTTAAGATTAAGATACTTGCGTTGAAGTACCATGACGAGATTCGCAAGATTGTATCTAAGATGAATTATCAAGATGAAATGGATTTTCTTGTGTCGCACGAAGGTCGTAATAAGTTTATCAAGAACCTCACGCTTTCGTTAGATGGTAATACTCTTTTACTGTTTCAATATGTTGAAAAACATGGTAGAATACTGGAAGAGATGATAAAAGAAGAAGCAGGTGATCGTAAGGTATTCTTTATACACGGCGGAGTCAAAGGTGAAGAGCGTGATGACATTCGTGGTATTGTAGAGAAAGAGAATGATGCAATTATTGTGGCCTCATACGGTACGTTTTCAACAGGGGTAAATATAAAGAACTTGCATTCAATTATTTTTGCAAGCCCTTCTAAGTCGAAGATACGTAATTTACAATCAATCGGAAGAGGATTGAGAAAGTCAGATACAAAAGATTCGGCAGTACTCTATGATATAGCAGATGACTTATCATGGAAGTCAACATCAAACTTTACATTGAAACATCTGATGGAGAGAGTGAAGATTTATGATGAAGAAAAGTTTGACTACAAACTATACAGCATAGGAATTAACTAATGCACGTAGTCGTAAAACTTAAAAATGGCGAAGAAGTTTTCGGTAGGATGAACATCACCGATGAAAATAATATAGATCTAAATGATGCTATGAGAATACGCTATCACTTTAACGACGAAACTGGCGCTCCAGTGATGTACTTCACAAAATATAGTATCTTTACTGAGTCATTTGATGTTACTATACCTAATGATTGTATTATGCACATATTTAAAGATCCGGTTGATAATCTTGTAAAATTTTATGAGACTGAACTGATCGACTGTAAGAAAAGCTATCTCGAGAAACCTAAATCAAACAAGAAGTATGAGAAAGATGAATCTTTGGTAGCTATGATGGAAATGTTAAGAGGCGATTATGAGGTACACTGATGGCTAACTATATCAATAATAAAGAGTTCTATGCTCTTTTACAACAATTTAAACTAGACTGCGCAGCTGCTGAAAAAAATGGAGATCCAGCACCAAGAGTTCCAGAAGATATTGGCAAATGTTTTATGATGATCGCTACGAAGTTGGCTACAAAGGCTAACTTCTCTGGATACACATATAAAGACGAAATGATTTGCGATTCACTCGAAAATTGTGTAGTAGCTGTACATAGCTTTAATCCAGAAAAATCCAAGAATCCATTTGCATACTTTACACAGATTATTTGGTATGCATTCCTTCGACGTATCGAGAAAGAGAAGAAACAAACATACGTCAAATACAAATCACTCGAACAATTAGTAGTCGATGCAGAGCTCCTCGATGATGAAGGCTCAGACGCATATAAGAACTATGATATTGCAAACGAAAAGATGAAGCCTATCATCGATAAATTTGAAAACAGACAGAAGAAGAAAAAGACAGCAGAGCCAAAAGGCCTGGAGAAATTTACTGAATGAAACTTGCATTGATTACAGAAATCGTGTTTTGTATAAATAAACAAAAGGAGGTGAGCCGGCAAGCAGCACCTCCTTTCTAAACACAATGCACTGTAGAGGAGATGCATCATGCCTAAACCTATTTATTGGGATACGACAACACTTGACGAAGCCTTGAATATGAAAGGCAGCGGTCGAATTAAAGTAGATCCCATTCCCACCACAAAATCTCTATCTGGTATGCATAAAGGTGAAAAGAATCCTTTTTTCGGTTACAACCATACCAAAAAATCTAGATCAAAAATATCTAAGAATAATGGTAAGGGAAACAAAGGTAAATTCGGTAAAGACCATCCAGCGTACGGACATGCAGTCAATGAAACGAGCAAGAAAAATATATTGAAGGCTCATGCTGATGATCCATGGAATAAAGGCAAAACTGGTTTACAAGCTCATTCAATAGAAACAAAAGAAAAAATGAGTAGAGCGGCAAAAGGTAAAAAGAAACCTACAACTAAATGTCCTCATTGTGATAAAGTTGGTTCGGTTCAAACTATGAAGAGGTGGCATTTTGACAACTGTAAAAGAAGTTGAAGAGCTGATACGTAAATTTTGCTATGAAACAGATGAGACTGCTCCTAACAGTTTAGAAGCGAATAAAAAACTATTGTACAGAATGGCTAATATAGGGTATATTAGACAAGAAGATATAAAGGCTTATGTGAATGAAATTAGCGCTAATCACGGATCAGCATTTCGGAGTACGTAATGACAGCATCCAATTCCACGAATACTACAGAAAATTCTATGAACAATTCTTCTTTCCCACTCTTAGAGAAATGGGCATCAGAGATATCATCGAGCTCGGGGATATTTTCGACAGGCGCAAGTATGTTAATTTTGACACCTTGTCTCGTTGCCGTGATTACTTTTTTGATCCTATCGCGCGTGATGGGTTAAGTCTACATTGTATCGTAGGCAATCACGACATCTATTTTAAGAATACTAATCGAGTCAATGCACCTGAACTTTTGCTTGGTGAGTTTGATCTACATGTGTATTCTGAACCGACTGAAATAGATTTCTATGACACATCTATTCTAATGATGCCATGGATTAACAGTCAAAACTATGATGTCGCGATGTACGCCATCGATCAATCAAAGTCAGATATTTGTCTCGGTCATCTCGAGTTTCAAGGCTTTGAAATGTATCGTGGTGCAGTGATCGATCATGGTCTATCACACAAGGCATTTCAGAAGTTCGACATGGTATGCTCAGGTCACTTTCATCATAAGTCTACGAAAGACAATATCAATTATTTAGGTGCGCCATACGAGATGACATGGTCTGACTATGATGACCCTCGAGGATTTCATGTCCTTGATACCGAAACAAAAGAGTTACAATATTTTCAAAATCCGTTTATAATGTTCCATAAGGTTTTCTATGACGATAATCAAGGCGAAGATATATTAAAACAAGATTTTGCAAAATTGAAAGATACACATGTAAAGGTAGTTGTCAAAAATAAGGACAATCCATATTTGTTCGATTTGTATATCGATAAGTTAAACGCAGCAAATCCCGCACATATGCAAGTAGTTGAAGACAACTTCAATCTTGATCTCGAAGATGATGAGAATATTGTAGACGAAGCTGAAGACACCATTACCATCATTCGAAAGTATATAGATAATCTACAGTTAAGTGATAATAAACCCATGAATGATCTATTCTATGATCTATACCATGAAGCATTGAGTACTGAGTAGTGTTACATTTTAAAGTTGTACGTTGGCAAAATTTCTTGTCGACGGGTAATCAGTGGACAGAGATCCAACTAAACAAAGCCCAATCCACTCTCATTGTCGGTGAGAACGGAGCTGGTAAATCTACCATGCTCGATGCGATCTCGTTTGGTTTATATGGTAAGCCATATCGTAACATCAACAAACCACAGCTCGTCAACAGTATTACGTCTAAGCGATGTGTTGTTGAGGTAGAGTTTTCTTCGAAAGGCAAAGAATATCTCATTCGTCGTGGTATCAAGCCAAATATATTCGAGATTTTTTGTGATGGCAAACTCGTTGATCAAAATGCATCTGTACGTGAATATCAAGAATATCTCGAGAAGAATGTACTTAAATTAAATCATAAGTCATTCACACAGATTGTGGTGATCGGTTCTGCCAACTTTATTCCATTTATGCAGATGAAAGTGTGGGAACGTCGTGATGTCATCGAAGATCTACTCGACATTGAAATTTTTACGAAGATGAACAATCTACTCAAAGAGAAGATCAATAAAAACAAGGATGATGTGATCGATGCCAAGTATCAAATCGACATGCTCGAGCAACGCATCTCATTGACGAAGAAACACCTTAATGAAATCATCTCAATGCAGAAGTCAGATCGCGACGCTAAATTGAAGAAGGTAGAAGAACTCGAAACAAAACTCAATGATCTTCGTCTACAATATGAAGGTAAGGCTAATCATGTCAAGCATCTACATGACAGCATCAAAGACAGAGATACTATTAAAGGTAAGCAACGTAAGTTGAATGAGTTGAAAATGCAACTCTCTTCGAAGGTGCAAAACATACAATCACAAATCGAGTTTTTTAAAGATCATGACGACTGTCCTACATGTCATCAGTCTATCGATGAAGAGTTTAAAGAAGATCACATCTGCGAGCAGCAAGAGAAACAACTCGAGATCAAAGACGGTATTGATAAGATGAATGATCATTTTACTGAGGTCGAGCATAGGTTGAACGAGATCTCAGCAGTACAAGATACTATCAACGATATCAATCAGATCATAATGAATCTTAATAGTGAGATGACATCTACACAGAACGGTATCAAAGAACTCAATCAAACGCTCGAACAAGTACCACAAGTGCAAGAGACTGATGACCTCGATGAACTAAATAGCACATTGAGCAAGAACAAAGAAAAACACGAAATATTACTAAGACAGAAAGAGAGATACGAGATTGCGTCGTCTCTACTCAAAGATGGTGGTATTAAGTCGAAGATCATCAAACAGTATGTGCCTATTATCAACAAGTTGATGAATAAGTATCTCGCTGCAATGGAGTTCTTCGTACAGTTCGAACTAGATGAACAATTTAACGAAAAGATCAAGTCGAGGTTCAGGGATGAATTTACATACGACTCGTTCTCAGAAGGCGAAAAGATGCGTATTGATCTTTCACTCCTTTTCACATGGCGCGCTGTCGCTAAGCTAAGAAACTCTGTAACGACTAACCTTTTGATCATGGATGAAGTATTTGACTCCTCCCTCGATACAACAGGCACTGATGAGTTCTTAAAATTGATTACACAGTTGACACAAGATACGAATGTCTTTGTCATCTCTCACAAAGGTGACCAACTCTTTGATAAGTTCCACAGTAATATCAAGTTTGAGAAGGTCAAGAATTTCTCGCAGATTGCTGCGTAGGAGGAAATATGGCATACAAAGTTTTAGTGCAAGTATATGAAGGTGGTGATTGGGATCCAGTTCTCGATATGAAACGAAGTCGTTCTCGTATTGTGCCACGACTTTTTATCGATGAGGAAGCTGCTCAATATTATATTGATCAACAACCAAAGTCTGAAGAAGGAAGCTACTCTCGTAAATTCAAGATTGAAGAAGCACCGGCGCTAGAAGATGTCAGATAAATTTCACATCGTTCCACCATCTCATCCTATTTTCAACAAAAAATTAGATCCATTTGTATTTGATAATAAAGTCAATGCAAATGAACTCGCAGAAAAAATGATTGAGATGATGCAAAAAGCCGGTGCTGCAGGACTAGCAGCAAATCAATTAGGTTTGGATCATCGTGTATTTGTTTTAAATACGCAGCCACATCCACTTGTTTGTTTCAATCCTAAAATTGTTCATTATAGCGAGAAATATGCTGTTCATGAAGAAGGTTGCTTGACATTTCCCGGTCTATTTGTAAAAATAAGAAGGCCAGAATGGATTAGAGCTCGCTTTTATGATACTTCAGGTTTGATTCAAACAGAAACTTTAAACGGTCTGACAGGTAGAGCATTTCAACATGAACTCGATCATCTCGATGGTATTAGTTATATGACTCGCGCCAAGAAAATTCACATGGATCAGGCAAAAAGAAAACAAAAACTTATTGATCGCAAACTGAAGAGAATGCAGCTTGCTTGATAATCTAACAGAATTTTTTGGTTTTAAAAAGAAACCAAAGAAAAAACCAACTATTAAAGATTATCATATACCACGTCTAATAGATGGACAGTGGTGGTACGGCTACGAGAAAGTTTACATAAAACGATATCCAGCATGTACATTTCCCTTAAATAATGATAGGATGGATACATCTAATACGGAGAATAGCAATGAGTAAGAATTGGGTTAAAGACATCAACAAGATGCACGAGAAGTATGGCGTTCATGAGTGGATAAAGAACAATCAACACCAACTCAAGCAGTTTCTCGATTTTCGTTTGCGATTTCTTTACGAAGAAGCTAATGAAACATCGCTCGCTGTTGATGCCCGCGATGCTGAAGAAATTGTTGATGGTCTGATCGACATCTGTGTTGTCGCTATCGGTACACTCGACGCATTTGGTGTTGATGCTAACAAAGCATGGGATCGTGTCTATAAAGCGAACATGCGCAAAGAGGTCGGTACTAAAGACAGTCGACCTAATCCCCTTGGACTACCTGATCTGGTGAAGCCTAAAGGCTGGCGAAATCCATCCCATAAGAACAATCATGGTCTCCTGGGCGCCATGCCGTACTCAGATCCTAATCAGTTCTAAAAACTGTAAATATTATACAAAAATAGTCTAAGAAAAACTCTAACAAAATCAATAACTTAGGTACGCCCCAAAAGTCTAACAAAATCAAAGACTTAGGGATGTACTTTTTCTGTGCCTGCTGTATAATGGTCCTTGTCAAATAGAGATTAACTAGGAAAAAACATATGGCAACTTTCACCGTTCATCAAGTACAAAACAGGCACGATTGTCCTGATCGTATTCGTTTCGATGATAACTATCAAATTGGTGACTTCGATCACTACACTCCAGTTTATCGTGTAGAAGCTGATGATCTCAATCACGTCTTCGCGCTGACTAACCATTGGGGTGATCGTGAGCGTGTACTGCGAATTGATAGTGGTCATTCTACTAGCGTAGGTGACATCATCGAAACTCA